GAACCAGAGGCCGATGTGTTCGACTTCATCGATTGAGGGGATGTCCCACTCGATCATTCCCTTAGACCGGTCGTCGGACAGGTAGAGGGTCATCGTTGAGGGGTGCTGGCCGAGGTCATGATGACCCCATGAACCGTGCTTTAGCAGGGCGGCGGTGAAGGTGGTGCTTCCAACTTCGTAGAGGCGTGGGTGTTGCATGGTGGGCTCCTAGAGGGATTCAAGGATCAGTTTGATGCGAGCGCGAGACTCTTGTCGCCTGCGGTCGTAATGTTGCTTGACCATTAGGACGCATTCGTTGAGAGTCTTTGCGGTGACGATGGGCTCCAGAGCAAAGGGGCGAAATGCGCGCCAGCAGCTGCCGGACGGATTAATGAAATGGACGAAGTAGTCCGGTCCAAGACACGCCACCCACAAATCCTTGCGGGGGCGATAGTCAAGTTCAATACCGTGGACGATCATGGTTGGCCTCGATTCAGGGCCGCGCGGCGCAGCGTGTCCATCTCGTCCTCCCATTCGTCTGGCATCGGTTCGGTGTTTAGCGCGTCGTGCGCAGCTGCAGCGGCATAAGCGGCGTTCAGCGCGTCCACCTCGGCCATGAATTGGGCAAGTTCCTGCGCGGTCATGTTGTCTCGGTAGCGGATCATGGTGGGCTCCTTGGGTTACTCAGAATCAAGTAGGTGCGGGGCAAACGCGCGAACCTCGCCGAGCAATTCAGGCTCGGTCATGGCGTCGTATCCCTCGGTTAGGTGTTCGTAGACAATCTGGATCAAATCGTTCAGGTCGTAGCACTCCATCAGATGATTGACGAATTGTTCGGTCAGTTCGTGTCGCGGAATCATGGTGGGGTCCTATGCCCCCCGGAGGGGGCGATGTGGTTAGGCGTCGCGACGGGCGAGGAATCGGCCGAGGCGGGTTCTGATGACGGCGGAGGTGCCGCGCGGGTAGCAAGCGATCCACTCGAGGGCGTCGGTCATGTCACGGGCGCGGTGCCGGTAGGTGCGGCGGTCGCGGCCAGTGGTTTCGGTGACGGTGACGCGCAGGGGGTGGGTGATCAGTTTCATGGTGGGCTCAGCGGGTGGTGATGATGAGTGTCTCGGCCTCGGTGCGCGTGTCGTACTGACCGGCAAGGATCGGCTCGACGTACTGCTGGGGAATCCCGAGGGCTAGCAGCAGTTCCTGCGCTTTGGGTGTGTCGAAGGGGAGGACGGTTTCGACGATCCAAGCGAACACACCGGGGGAGTAGATCAGGCTGGTGCTGTGGACGTTGAGTTGCATGATGGGCTCCAAGGGGCCTGAAGGCCCCGGTCGGGTTAGCGTTCGATGATGATGCGCAGTTGAGACAGGTCGAGTTGCTCTGCCCAGTCAATGTCGTTGATAGCCTCGCGAACGGCGGTGTCGATGTCGGCGTGGTCGGCAAGGTCGATGCTGTTCAGGGCGTCTCTAACCCGTTCTGGCCAGTCAATCTCGTCGATTGCCTCGTCGATCAGGTGCGAGACCTGATCTGCGGTGATGGCGTCAGCGGCGTGTGCTTCGAGGGCGGTCAGGCGCGCCCAGACAGTTGTGTCGTTTGTGTAGCCGGTGCGAACCTCTAGTTCGTTGACACGATCAGTCAGGTTCGGTCCGGTGTGTGCTGCCCATGTCTCAAGGGCGCGGAGGCGCTCCTCAAGGGGTTTGATTGCCTCGGCGACAGCGGTGGTCAGGGCGGCGGTGAGGATTGCGTTCAAATCGATCATGGTGTGCTCCGGTAGGGCCCCGAAGGGCCCGAGGTGGGGTTAGCGGTCACAGGCGTGGATGCGGCGCTCGCGGGTCTGCTCGTTCGCAACGTCGGCGGCGGCGTCCTCATCGGTGTAGTCGGCGAGGCGAGCGAACTGCTCGAACAGTGCGTACCAGTGGGTGACGATCTTGGCGGCGTTCGTGCTGTCGGCCCGGAAGAATGCTTGTGCGAGGGCAGAGGCGAAGCCGCCACCAGAGCGTTGCATCTCGTGTGCTGCGGCGATGAGGGTGTCTCGATTCATGTCGTGCTCCTAGAAGGGGGCTTGCGCCCCCGGTTGGGTTTAGGCTTCTGCTGCGGCTTCGCGGCGCGCCTTGGCAGCGGTCCGCATATCGTCTGCGGCCAACTTGTCGTGCAGGGTGCGGTCATTGAGACGGATCGATGCGTACTCGTCTTGAGCGTAGTAGACAGAAGTGGGCTCGCCTTCAGCGCGGTCCTCGCCAAGGTGGTGGTAGTCCACACGCTTCATCTGCGTCAGCAGCGCGACGATCTTGGCAACGTCCGCGCGGGTGGTGTCCGCTGGGAGGGCGAACTCGAGGTAGTCGATAGTGATAGTCAAGGTTTTCTTCATGATGTGCTCCTTCAAGCGTTTTGCAGTGCGGCTCGTGCGTCGCGTTGAGTGTAGAAGTGTCCGATGTAGACGTACCCGCTGCCGTTGCAGCGCGCGTATGCTTTCCATCCGAATTGCGTTTTGATGAACTTCATGTCGTGCTCCTCAGTAGCCGTAGCGTTCGTTGCAATCGGTCCCCCAGCGATGGTCGCACTCGACACACCTGTACTCTGTTGATCCGTTGCTCTCTGTGTTGGTGCTGCCGCAATCGGGGCATTGCTCCCCTGCTGCTACTGCGTCGTGCTCGTTCATCGTCGTGCTCCTATGTGTTGCGTTGAGTTGACTGCTGGGTACTGCGAAGCAGAGTGTCCCCGTAAACGTTTACGCCTGTCAATGGGGTGGAGCGATGATATTTTCCAATCGGGGAGGGAGCGTGATAGGATCGGCCTATGATGTACTCCACCTGAGTTCAGCCCGAAGGGCATCAGACAGACATGAACAGACGACAGATCAAAGAGGCACTAGACACAATCCCAGATCAGGCACTACTAGGTAACGCATCTAGTACGCTCACATCGAAACAAAAGAAGTTCGCACGGGAAGTGGCGAAGGGCGCAACGAAGGCCGAGGCGTACCGACGAAGCTACAAAGCCAAGCCTGCCCCGTCCACCATCCGCACAGAACCGTACAACGTGGCATCCAACCCGAGCGTGGCTCGTGAGATCGAAGCGTACAAGATGGCAATGGAGGCGGCGGAGTATCGAACCCCTGTTCACCTCCGCGCTCTGATCGTGTCAACGTTGACACAGACCATCCTCGATCCCGAGGTTCCACCGTCTGTGAGAGTTCAGGCGGTGCGGGTGCTGGGCACGATCACGGAGGTGTCAGCGTTCACGCACAGGACCGAGACGACGGTCATCAAGAAGAGTGACGACGCGAAGGCGCAGCTACTCCAGCAGCTGCAGGACATGATGCGCACGGTCGATGAGGGAGGAACCCTAGACGCCGAGGCCCTGCTGACGGAGCTGGCAGGACCCCACCGGGCCGGGGGCACCCCAGACGCGAGCGTGACGCACCGTGGCGCGACACATAGTAATCCCCACATTGAGTCGCCAATTCACGTTGAGTCGCATATAGAAACCCCCCCGGTGTCAAATGGATAGAAAAGGGGGTAGGGGGGGTATAAAAATTAACAAGGGGATGGCGAGGGTATGGGATGAAGAAGAGGTAAGGGGTAGGGAGATGAGTCCGGCGCAGAGGGATGTATTTTTGATAGTGGATGAGTATTGGAAGAGGTATGGGTGTAGTCCGACGTTGAGGGAGATAGCGTATTTGAGGGGGAAGATGGGGATGAGGAATACGCAGAGGTTGGTGGACAGGTTGGTGGAGTTAGGGGTTTTAAAGAAGGTGAGTAGGAGGGGGAGGACGATTAGGCCGGTGTATATCAACTTCAGGAATCTGGAGTGATGCGGTGCAACATTGAAGAAGTATAAACCCCGTATTTTTTGACACCTTTCAGAGTAGGTTGCGGTGCAACAAATTCAGCAATTGATAGAGAAGTTGGATCCTGCGGAGTATGAGAAGTTGTTAGTGCAGGTGGATGAGTATCGTCGTGCGTTGGAGAGGGAGAAGAGTCAGAAGAGTTTTATGGAGTATGTGAAGAGTGTGTGGCCGGGGTTTGTGCATGGTAGGCATCATGTATTGATGGCGAAGAAGTTTGAGGAGATTGCGGCGGGGAAGGTAAAGAGGTTGATCATCAACATGGCGCCTCGGCACACGAAGAGTGAGTTTGCGAGTTATTTGTTGCCGAGTTGGTTTTTAGGGAAGTACCCGGAGAAGAAGGTAATTCAGACTTCTAACACGGCGGATTTGGCTGTGGGGTTTGGACGGAAGGTAAGGAACTTAGTGGGGAGTGAGCAGTACGCGAAGATCTTTCCGGGGGTAGCGTTAAGACAGGACAGTAAAGCTGCGGGTAGGTGGGCGACGAATAGGGGTGGGGAGTACTTTGCTATAGGGGTAGGGGGTACGGTGACGGGGAAGGGTGCGGATTTGTTGATTATTGATGATCCGCATTCAGAGCAGGAGGCTAGGTTAGCGGCGCACAATCCGGACATTTTTGATTCTGTATATGAGTGGTACACGTCGGGTCCCCGTCAACGTTTACAGCCGGGTGCTGCGATTGTAGTGGTGATGACGAGGTGGGCGGAGAGGGATTTAACGGGCCGGATCATTAAGGATGCGCAGGCTCGGGACAAGTCAGACGAGTGGGAAGTGATTGAGTTACCGGCGATCATGCCGAGTGGGAATCCGTTGTGGCCTGAGTTTTGGAGTATTGAGGAGTTAGAGGCTTTACGGGAGGAGGTAGGGCCGGCGAAGTGGAATGCGCAGTATCAGCAGACGCCGACGGGTGAGGAGGGGGCGTTAGTAAAGAGGGAGTGGTGGAAGAGGTGGGAGAAAGAGAGACCTCCTCCTTGTGAGTTCATTATTCAGAGTTGGGATACGGCGTTCACGAAGAGTGAGAGGAGTGACTATTCGGCGTGTACGACGTGGGGGGTGTTTTATAAAGACGAGGTAGATCCGCACATTATTCTTTTGGATGCGATAGAGGAGAGGTTGGAGTTTCCGGAGTTAAAGAAGCGGGCGCAGGAGAAGTACAAGGAGTGGGAGCCTGATGCTTGTATTGTGGAGGCGAAAGCGGCGGGGAGTCCGTTGATTTTTGAATTGAGACGGATGGGGATTCCGGTGAGTGAGTACACGCCGGTGAGGGGGAACGACAAGTTTGTAAGGATCAATTCGGTGACGGATTTATTCCGGTCGGGTAAAGTGTGGGCGCCCGAGGGTAGGTGGGCGGACGAGGTAATTGAGCAGATGGCTGCTTTTCCTAATGCCCCGCATGATGATTTGGTGGACTCCACGACGCAGGCTTTGATTCGATTTCGATCTGGGGGGTTTGTGAGATTGGACTCAGACGAGCCTGATGAACAACTCTACTTCCGTAGGCGGAAGGCGTATTACTAGAGGTCAATATGGCAACGAACGTAGACAAAGCGATGGTTCCGTTGGATATGGAAGTGATGGAGCCGGAGTTGGAGATTGAGATTGAGAATCCTGATTCAGTGACGTTAGCTGACGGGAGTATGGAGATTACGATCATTCCAGACGGGCCAAACATTGATGACTTTGATGCGAATGTGGCTGAGTTCTTGGATGAGGGGGAGCTGCAAACGATTGCAAGTGAGCTGGTTGAGTTGGTGGAATCGGATTTAAACGCTCGGAAAGAGTGGGCGGATACGTATGTAAAGGGTTTAGATGTTTTAGGTTTCAAGTATGAAGACAGAACGGAACCTTGGGATGATGCGTGTGGGGTGTATTCGACGGTTTTGGCGGAAGCGGTGATCCGTTTTCAAGCGGAGACGATGAGCGAGACGTTCCCGGCTCAGGGTCCGGTGAAGACCAAGATCATTGGAGAGGTAAGTAAGGAAAAGGAAGAGTCCGCAAATAGAGTAAAAGCGGACATGAACTATCAGCTGACTGAACGGATGGTGGAGTATCGGTCAGAACATGAACGGATGCTGTACAGCTTGGGATTGGCGGGGTCATCTTTTAAGAAGGTCTACTACGACCCTATTCTAAGACGGCAGGTATCTATTT